GTGAGGTCAGGGACGCGTGCTCCTTTTTTGTGCAATCGGCAAAAAGTTCCTTGTTAACAGCACAAGCAGGCATATTTTGCCTGCATGGCAGCACGCAAATTAGAAGAAATTGCCGTTGAATCGCTGATCCCGTACGCGCGAAACGCAAAGCGTCACAGCGACGCGCAGGTTGCGCAGATTGCCGCAAGCATCAAAGAGTTTGGCTTTAACTCGCCCGTCCTGGTGGACGCTGAGAACGGCATCATTGCCGGGCATGGCCGCGTGTTGGCGGCCCGCAAGCTAGGGCTAGAGGCCGTCCCGTGTTTGCGGCTAGACCACCTTTCTGAAAGTCAGCGCAAAGCATATATTCTCGCCGACAACAAAATTGCAGAAAACGGCGGCGGATGGGATGAGGAAATGCTTCGCCTTGAATTGCGGGAACTTTCTGACGAGTTGCATTTTGACATCAACAAGGTGGGCTTTTCAGAAGCCGAACTAGGCAACCTGTTTTTAGAGCCAAACTTTGAACCCGGCACAGAAGAAGAACAGGGAAAGCTGGACGAGAAATCCCCTGTGATTTGTCCAAAATGCACGCATGAGTTCCATCCTTAAAATTGACTGGGCAACGCATGACGCGGCGGTTTTTGCCTGCACAAACTGGCATTATTCAAAATGCATTCCAAAATCAAAATTGGTGAAGGTTGGCGTTTGGGAGGATGACAGGTTCATCGGCGTAGTGATTTTTTCATATGGGGCAACGCCGCATTTGATGTCGCCATTTGGAATGCAAATGCATGAAGGGTGTGAGCTAACAAGGATTGCTTTGACGAAACATGTGACACCTGTTTCGAGGATTCTTTCGATTGCCCTTCGATTCTTAAAAAGATCAAACCCAGGACTTCGCTTAGTTGTAAGTTATGCGGACCTCGACCAATTTCACCACGGGGGCATTTATCAGGCGACAAATTGGTTGTACGTTGGAGTTTCTAACCAGGGGGGCCGATCCGCTTTTATTGTGAATGGAAAAAAAATCCATCCACGCGTGATTGGATTAAAGGGAGGAACTCAATCTTTAGAGTGGGTTCGTAAAAACCTTGACCCAAAAGCCACAGAGTTTCGCACAAACGGAAAACACAAATACCTTTTTCCTCTGGACGAAGATATGCGCAAAAGATTAACTCCTTTACGCAAGCCTTATCCAAAACGCGCCGGAAGCATCGTAGCCGATGCGCCTGCTATCCATGCAGGAGAGGGCGGGGCAGAACCGACCCCGGCGCTCCATACTTTATGAGCCTTACCGAACAAGTCTCAAAGGCTCAGGTTAAAAACATCCTAGCCAAGCTCAAAGCAGGCAAAACCATTAGCCGCGCAGAGCAGGCAATGGTGGCTGCATACGAGGCGGGTACGCTGCCAGATTTGACGCTGGAGCAGGTAGCTGCGCACTTTGGAATTAGTCGCCCAGGCGCGCTGCGGTGGAAGCGGGCAATGGCAAAGCTGGGATTGCCGTGGACAACCATTGAAGGCATTCAAAAGTGGCGCGATTCCAAAGCGCAACAGGCAACGCCGAGCGACATCAATGGCGTCAAAAAGCAAAAGCTCGAACGCGAAGTGCGAAGGCTAGACATCAAAATTGCCGAGGATGAAAAGCGACTGGTGCCAGTGGAGCAGGTGGTGGAGGAAACGATCCGCGTGGTTGCAACTTGGTGCGCGGAACTCGACGCACTGGTGAATGACCTGCCGGGGCAGTTGGCAGGACTGACCGAAACGGAAATTCAGCCAAAGCTCCGCAGCCGGTTAGAACTGCTCAAACTCAATGCACGCGCCAGCTTCGAGCATCATCCCGCATCGAGTTAACGCGGCGGCAAGATCGGTCAGGCTGGCCTACACCGGCGACCCGCTGGACTGGCTTGAGGCCAACGTGCGCTTTCCGCACAGCTCCCGCTCTACGCATTTTGACAGGCACACTGCACCTTGGTGGAATGCAGTCTTTGCCGACTTTGCCGACCCGACGTGTCGCCAGACATTCGTTCAGGCGTGTACCGGCGCAGGTAAGAGCACCGCACTAGAGGCGCTGGTGTGCTGGGCAGTTGCTCAACAGCCGGGACCGATGCTGTCGATCACGCAGACCGACGCGACGAGCGCAGAGTGGATGGAAACCCGGCTCAAGCCGGTGCTGGGCGCCTGCGAACCGCTGCGGGGGCTGATGCCGTCAAACCGGCATCACGTCAAAAAAGACGGCATTTATTTTCCCCATATGCCATTGATGCTGGGCGGCGCGAACACGTCCAACGCGCAGGAAAAGTCCGTGCAGGTGCTTTTCTTGGACGAATGCTGGCAGTACAGCGACCTAATTACGCAGTTCAAAAAACGCCTTCACGACCGCTGGAACGGCTACGCTCTTCTGACCAGCCAGAGTTTTGAGGAACCGCACCAACTGACTGAGGAGTGGCGCTCGGGCGAGGAGTTTCAATGGTGCCACTCCTGCCCTGGCTGCAACGAGTGGGTCAAACCGGCGTGGGTGGACATTAAATATGACGAGGCCAAAAACGAGAACGGCGAGTGGAACTGGGGCGCGCTGGTCAAAACGGTGCGCCATGAGTGCCCGCACTGCGGACACGTCACTCCTGACACGACGGCAGCCCGGCGGGCACTGACCCAGCGCAGCGAGTGGCGCACCGAGGGTAATGACCATGTGGACGGCTACCGCTCACGGCGTGTGTCCGCCCAGTCCGTTTACTGGATCCGCTGGAGTGACCTCGTGATTCAGTGGTGCCAGGCTTCTGACGCTCGGCACCTTGGGGTGCTCCAGCCGACCAAGGATTTTAGGATGCAGCGGTTGGCCCAACCTTGGAAGCTGGAGGAAGAACTGCCGGCGCTGGAACTGGAGGCCGCAGAGTATTTCCAAAACGAGTGGCAGGACGGGCGCGCGATGCCGGAGGAGTTTGCCAGAGTGATGACCGTGGATTGCCAGCAGGACCACTACTGGGGGATCGTCCGGGTGTGGCTCAAAAACGGGCACTCGCGACTACTCTGGGCGGGCAAAATCCTGACGGTGGACCAGCTCCGCGAGATTCAGGTCCGGCTGAAGGTGCCCGACAAGCGGTGCCTATTGGATGCCGGGAACTCGTTTCACGGGCGCGTTTACGACACGTGCGCAAAATACGGGTGGACCGCGCTCATCGGGCGCGCGGAGGATTTCTTCACGGTGCGCGGATCCGACGGAAAACCTATCCGCCGTTATTACAGCGCCCCGGATCGCGTGGTGGCGCCGACGACGCGGGACGCTGCGGGAAAGCGGGTGTTTGTGACGTTCTTTTACTGGGCGTCCGATCCCGTGAAAGACATTCTCGCAAATTTGAGAAACACGGGATCGCCGGTGTGGGAGTTTCCGCAGGACGCACCGCCGGAGTACGTGCGGCACCTCAACAGCGAGCGCAAACGGGCAACGGTGGACAAGCGCACAAAGAAAACCCGCCTCCGTTGGACGGCGACAGGGCGCCCGAACCATATGTGGGACGCGGAAGCGATGAATGTCCTGGCGGCGCAGATCCTGGGCGCGTTACCTGACATGGTGTCCACCGCGCCGGAGGTTGACGAACCGCCAGCGACAGAGTAGGGTGCAGGCTCAACCCTAAACCGACGGTGTGCGACTGGCGGTTACGGAAGGCGACCCCGGCTGCCGTGTGGCATGTCCGGGGTTTTTCTTGTCCTGACCCCGTTGTTTAGATGGCTCCCGATCAACGGTTACTCCTGCAGGTGTTTTTGACGCGCGACGTGGCCGAACTGCGGGCGATCATTGCAAGCAAGTTCGACCTGGTGACCGCGGGCAAGTCCACGCTTGTTTCCAGTTCTATCGACGGCGCCGCGTTCCAATTCAACGTGGGCGGGACGCTCTCGCCGCTGGACGTGTTAATGCTGGCACAACAGGCACTTAACTACAAGGCGGCGGGCATCAACGGGCCGGTGCGACGGACGCAAGCCTACTTCATATGAGCCTTTTTGACCGACTCAAAACCCTCTTCACTGGCGCGCCCAAGGTCGGAGCCAATTACGCAGCCTACCGCAGGCAACGCCTAGTAGAAGGCGGGGTGTGGGGCGAACCCTACTGGCGCAACCACACCCAAAGCATCAGCCGCGAACTGACCGTCGGCGAGTGGCGCACCGTCAATTCGGCGGCGCGCAAGCTCTACTGGAACACGGGCGTCGTAAACGCCGCCATTGATCAAAAATCCATGCTCACCGTGGGGATGGCGATGCGACCGATTTTCACCGGCGCTGACCGCGAGTGGGGCAAGCAGGCCGAGGCGGTGCTGCTCGACTGGATGCAGATTGCCTACCTCGACGGCAAATCATGGTGGGAAGGGCTGCGGCTCGAGTCCGTCGCCATCGACCGGGAGGGCGACCTGCTCACGATCCTGACCACGACCGCCAACGGCTACCCGCAACTCCAGCAGGTGCCGTGGCACCAAATCGGATCGCGCGGCGACGACGGCGTCTTGACTGATGGCCGGTATCGGGGGCTCAAGATTTACAACGGGGTGATCCTTTCCAAAACCAACAGGGCAGTGGCTTACCGCGTGCTAGGGGAGGCTCAGGATGGCAGCGAAGACCGCGACGTGCCGGTCCAGTCGGCAATGCTCACGATGGATCCGCGCGAAGTGGACCAGGTGCGCGGCATTAGTGCATTTGCGCCTGCGATCCGGGATTTGATTTCCCTCAAGGATCTTGGCGACGACATCCAAGCGG